TATCCAGTAACTTTAACTAATTCAGTAACTTTAACAAATAAAACTTTAGCTCTTGGATCAAACACAATATCAGGAACTCTCGCTCAATTTAACACTGCAGTTACCAATGCCACTTTAGTTTCTACAACAGGGTCAGAAACTTTAACAAATAAGAGCCTTACTGATCCAGTTCTTACAGGATCTTCTAGTTCTGCAGGTAGCATAATTTTTAAAGAAGATACTGATAATGGAACAAATTCTGCAACACTTAAAGGACCTGCATCGACTGCGGATGTAACTATAACTCTTCCAGCTGAGACAGGAACTGTTCTTACCACTGCATCTTCAATCGCTAACAGTAATTTAGCCAATAGCTCATTAACAATTGGTAGTACTGGAATTGCTCTTGGAGGAAGTGCGACAACATTTACTGGGTTAGCATCAATAACTTCTACTGCAGTCGTTACAAATGACAGTGGATTTAGGATTAGAAATAATTCAGATAATACAAAAATTGGAGCTTTTAGCTCTGCCTCTATTACGGCTGGTCAGACTAGGACATTAACCTTCCCCGATGCAGATGGAACTATAGCAACTCAAGCCTATGTAAATACTCAAATTACTGCTGAAGACTTAGACATTGAAGCCGATTCTGGAACTATTGCTATTGATTTAAATTCAGAAGTTTTAGATATAGAAGGAGGAACAAACATTACAACAGCTGCAACAGGTAACAAAGTTACAATTAATATGCCGACTGCTTTTGCAACGGAGAGCTTTGCTACCGCAATAGCAGTGGCTTTAGGATAGTATTATGGCAACTCAAGTTCAATTTAGAAGAGGAACAACAGCAGAGCACTCAGGATTTAAAGGTGCTGATGGTGAAGTTACAGTAGACACCTCATTAAAAACTGTTGTAATACATGATGCGATAACTAATGGAGGATTTCCATTATTAAGACAAGATGGATCTAATTCTGCTTTTGGACTAGGTTCTGTTACTAATTGCAGTCTAAAATTTCAAGGAGATCCAAACACAGGATTGATTAGTCCTTCTGCCGACAGTATATCTTTTGTAACTGGAGGAGTTAGCCGTCTTACAATAGATTCTAATGGATCAGTCTCAATACCAGGAAACTTAACCGTAACAGGTGCGTTGACTGTAACTGGAGCATTTGATTCTACTGACCAACTTGCATTAATAATAGCTCTAGGCTGATATGGCAAATACCTTCAAAAGTGACACAAAAACAAACGTCGTAACAGATGCCGTTAGTAGCACTAATACGAATGTCGTAACATGTGGAGGAAGTGCAACCATTGTTCTTCTCAGTGTCCTTGTTTCAAATACAACAGGAGCTAGTGCTCAAGTTGATGTTTTTCTTGTAACGGCTGGTGATAATGTTCACCTTATAAGAAATGCTCCAGTTCCAGCAGGAAGTTCCTTAGAACTTATAAGTGGATCAAAAGTAATTATGGAAGCTAATGATATTTTAAGAGTGAGGGCTGGTACAGCAAGTGCTTTAGATGTAACTGTAAGTTATCTAGAACAGACTTAAGGAGGTATAACAAATGGCTCTATCTCAAGTTGGATTAGAAAGACTAAATACAGCAACTACCAAAAAAATTGGTAAAAATAAAAATTTAATAATTAACGGAGCTATGGAGGTAGCTCAACGTGGTACAACATACACAGGTGCAAATAATTATAATACTGTTGATAGATTTAAAGTTATTCATTCTGGTTTGAATGAAGATGTTACAAGTACTCAGGTAGATGTATCCTCTGGAACTACACCTTATAGTTTAGGATTTAGAAAGGCATGGAAAATAACAAATGGAAATCAGTCAGCTGGTGCTGGTACTGGTGATTTACTTAGTATTCAATACAGAATTGAAGCCCAAGATTTAGCTAGTTCAGGTTGGGATTATAAGTCTACATCTAGTTTTATTACTTTATCATTCTATGTAAAATCAAGTGTTGCACAAAGTTTTGGAGGATTTCTAAGATCACATGATAGCACACAAATGACATTTCCATTTGAAACTGGTACTTTAACTGCTGATACTTGGACAAAAATTACTAGAGTAATTCCTGGTAATAGTGCTTTAGATTTTAATAGTGATAATGGAACAGGAATGGAAATTAATATTAGTCAGTTTTGGGGAACAGATTATACAGCAAGCGGTAAAACTCTTGATGCATGGTCTGCTTATAGTAACGATTCTAGGTTAAAAGATTTTCCAGCTTCAACATGGTACACAACAAATGATTCAACATTTGAATTGACGGGAGTACAATTTGAAGTAGGCAGCGTGGCAACAGATTTTGAATTTAGATCATTTGGTGAAGAACTTCAGCTTTGTGAACGCTATCATCAAAGAGTAGGATCTTTTGTTGGTACGGCTGCTAATACAACTACCTTCCAAGCTGGAATTGAATTAAATCGGGAAATGAGATCTACTCCATCTGTAAGCCTTGTGCCAGCTACTGCAAGAATAACAGATGCTTCTCATGCTGATTATCAAGCATCCTCTCCTGGAGTAGGGATAAATAACTCATCCAGTTTGGGTTTAAGAATATTTATAAATGGTTTTACTAGTCTGACGACACAACGAACTATGATTTTTTTACCTTCTGGTACAAGTTTTTCCGTCTTGCATTTAAGTGCTGAATTATGACTATTACTTACAAATTTTACAAAATACCTTTTGGCAGTGAAAATAGTTCTGTTAGTAAAAAAGTTGATGGTATTGAGGTTGTATCAATTCCATTTGATGAAGCAAACACTGACTATCAAGAATACCTTGAATGGGCTAAAACTAATACAACCGAACCTGCTGATGGATTAACTTGGGATGATATTAGAGCTACAAGAGATAGGATATTAAGAGATACAGATTGGACAATGACATCTGGAGCCACTGTTGATCAAGCTCAGTGGGCTGCATATAGACAAGTTATAAGAGACATTCCACAGACTTATAAAGATAAAACTCCTGATGATGTTGTCTGGCCGACTCAGCCTTCAACAAAAGGTCCTAATTCCTAAAAATTAGTCTCTGTAAAATAGAAGAAGCATATAAAAGATTTCAGTAATCATGCCGTATTTAGGTAATAATTTAAGGTCAAATACTGATTACAAAACTATTGATGATATTTCAAGTTCATTTAATGGAAGTACAACATCATTTTCTTTATTAGTTGGAGGATCTGCACCTACTCCATTCCCAAAATATGAAACTCAATTATTAATATCTGTTGGTGGTGTAATTCAAGAACCAGATTCTTCTGGCTCGACAGGGTTTCGATTATCAGGAACAAATATAGTTTTTAGTTCTGCTCCAGCTTCGGGAGAAGTTTTTTTTGGAGTAATACTTGCAAGTGCAGATTATTTAAATGCTGGTGGTACATTTCCTGATGGTACAGTCTCAGTTCCAAGCATCACATTCTCGTCGGACACCGACACTGGATTCTTTAGAGTAAGTTCTGGGCAGATTGGTATTGTTGCTAACGGAACAAAGGTTGCACAGTTCCCAGCATCCACAGGGTCTTCAGGACAGCTCTTGTCCACGAATGGTGCTGGTGTGCTCTCGTATGTTGATGCACCATCTGGGGCAACTGGTGGTGGGTCTGACAAGGTGATAATTGAGAATGGAACAACAATAACAACTAACTACACAATCGGAACTACATTTGGTTCCACCTGCAATGCTGGTAGCTTTGGACCGATTACAATAAATGCAGGCGTGACGCTCACAATACCTAGCGGTTCAGTTTATACGGTGGTTTAAATTATGCCTATTTCAATTGACGGATCAGGAACAGTAACAGGAATTTCAGTAGGAGGTTTACCAGACGGAATAGTTGACACAGATATGCTCGCCTCGAACGCTATTACTGAAGGTAAATTACCAGCTGGCACTATAATAAAAGTTACAAGCGGAACACATAATACGACTGGACTTTCTACTACATCCACCTCATTTCAAAATTACACAAATAGTAATATTACGGTAACAAAAATAAGAGGTCCAGGAAATGTTAGTGGTGGATCTCGTTTGCTAATTTTTGGTAATGCTTGGATTGAATTTACAGGAACTAATGCAGATAATAGACACCATGTATTTTCCCTTATGAGAGATGGAACTGAACTAACTGGTTTAACTTATGGTATGGGTAATCTTTTTTCTAAAAATGCTCAAGGATATCAATCTAATGCTGACATAAAATTTTTAGATACTGCTAATTTAGATGCTGGAGACTATGTTTATTCTAATTGTATTAAAAGTCATGATGGTACAGTAACCGCTCAAATAGGTAATAATCAAAGATTAGGTACTTGGAATATTATGGAGATAGCAACATGAAGTATAAAGTTTTTGATGCTCTTCTTAGTTTAAAACCAGGTAAACAATGGACTTGGCATGGAGAAGAATATTCTGGTTTAATTTGGCATGAAAGTGATACAGCCCCAACTGAATCTGAAATAAATACTGAATTAACTAGATTAAATAATGCAGAACCAATGAGGTTATTAAGGGTAGAAAGAGATGAAAGATTAGCTGCTTGTGATTGGAGAGCTAGTTCTGATTTGACACTTTCTGATAATTGGAAAACTTATAGACAAGCTTTAAGAGATTTACCTGCGTCTGCATCCCCTAAACTAGATAGTAATGGGGATTTAGATATGTCATCCGTTACTTTCCCAACAAAACCTAGTTAGTATGAGTTCTATTAAATTAACAGCTGATTCTGGAGGAGGTACATTTGAAATTAAGGCTCCAGCTTCTAGTGGAAATACAAGAGTATTAACTTTACCTGATACAGGAAATCTTACTTTGAATGGTGGTAAAATTCTTCAAGTTGTTCAAGAGGCTAAAACTGATCAGACTTCTGAATCTGTCGGTGCATCACCTGCATTATCAGGTGATTTAATTTCTAAAGCTATTACACCATCAGCGACAAGTAGTAAAATATTAGTAAGAGCTAATTTAATAGTAGGTATAAGTGATGATAAACAGGTCTTTACACAACTATTTAAAGATGGTTCAGCTATTGCTGGAGCAAAAGGAATAACATCAACTAATAGGCAAATGATTTCTGGAGGTGTTTATATCACAAGTGTTGGAAGGATTGGAA